CCTGTACCCACTTAGGCTGTGAATCTGCCCATGTGTGGAACGCATTGTCTTCACGGATCTGATTAAAGTCTGGGTGTATACTCATTAGCTCTGCTTCTGCTTTCTCACGCTTAGCAGTAACACGCAGTTCCTCGATCTCTTTCAAGCGACTATCTAAGTCAGATGCACGCTCAGAAGCTTTCTTATCTGCAATAGCTTCTACGATGCCAGCAATGTCAGGATACTTCTTAGCCCATGCTTCTACTTCTTCAGTAGACTTAGGTAGTACAAGCTCATTCTTTGTAGCAGATTCTAGTTGTGATTCTAGCTTCTCTAGCTTAGCTTTATACTCTGCATCCTTCTCTTGCATGTACTTGCGGATGTCAGAGTAACGCTTCTTAAAGCTTTTCTCTTCGGCGCTTAGCTCTGAGTCGTCTTCTTGCGCTGGGGCTTTGGCCTCGTGCTCAACGTCTTCGCTTGGCTCTTCTTGGGTTTCTGGTTCGGAGACAGGCTCTTCTTCCGCAACATCTTCTGCGGCTTCTTGCTGTACACTGTCATCGTCATCTTGAATAACTCCTGCTTGCTTTAGCAGTTCGTTTAGTTCTGCTTCTTCCTTTGCCACACGTGCAGCATTACGCCGATGTGATAGAGAATCTGTTTCAATAGTTTGGGCTTCCGACATTCTTTACTCCTTATGTTGGGGCCAGCCCACAAGGGGCTGGGTAGCCTTATAGTTATATGGTAGTCTTATTAAGTAGTTACTTCTTCTTCTTTTTGTCCATCAAGCCGCCTTTGTTCCTACCGCCGCCGCCGCCTCTGCGAGTACTACCGCTGCTGCTACCGCCGCCACTTCTTGGATCTGACGCATCTGTCGCTGACACGGAGTCATTACGTGTAGCAGTACCGCCAGAGCCAGATCCTGTATTGGAGGTTCTAGCTGTAGAAGGTGCATTAGTCCTGCCCACTTGCGCAGCAGATTGCCCAGATGAAGCCATTTGACTTTGTACAGCACTAACACCTGCTTGTGCCGCAGAGTTACGTGCAGCTGCATCTTCTCGCATCTGTTGAGCAAAGTCTGTGCCACCACCGCTACTACCAGAGGATCGAGAGGTGGAGCCAGCTGGTTCGTTAGTAAAGGTGTTACCTGTACCAAACGCATCTGCCATTGGTGTGGAGCTATCGCCTTGGCCTGCAGTGTTGCCTTTTTCACTCTTCGAAGCACGGTAGCCTTCGTTTACATGTTTATAGCCACCCTCAACAGAACCTGCTTTTGTGTTGTCAGGTTCATTAGTGGCAGGATCAAGAGTTTCTGTAGTAATGGGAACGATAGTCGAACCCTTAACATCACTACCTGTTGCGTCTACAGGTTCATACCCCATAGCCTCTTTTACTGCAGCGTCTACTGCACCCTTTTCTACACCTTCATAATCCTCACCGTCTTTACCAGTAAGTTTACCGTACAAGCGTTCTAGTAAGCTAGGCTTATCTTCTTGTGCTTGAGCTAGCATATCTTCCATCTTAGCACGTTCAGCATCTGTTAGAGTGCCTGACTTAATGCGGCGTTGCATCTCTGCTTCAAGCTGCTTAGCATTTTGTGAAAGACCGAACTTAACAGCCATACCCAGAATAGGGTTGACGATTCCAGCACCAGCTGTAATAAGATTACCTGTCATGCCTTGCTGCTCTTTAAGCATATCTTCCATCTCAGATATTGTCAAGCCTTGATAGTTAATAGGCTCTGGTGCAGGTACAGGGGAGCCGCCGCCTCCACCACCGCCACCTTGAGATTGAACAGCTGTATCTTCTGGCTCAATAGCAACAGCCTCTGTACCTACAGGGTAATACCCTTCAGGGATGTCCATCTGAGGTTCACCATCAATAAAGGTAATCATGATCTTACGACCCATATCGTTTTGATATGCACGCATCTCTACTTGACCCATACCCTCTGCATAAGCAGTAGTATCGAAGCCGCCTGAAAGATCACCGAAGCCGCCTGTATCCTGATATGTAGATGTGTCGCCGCCCTCTGCAAAGGCTGCAGGTTGACCTTCTTCTTCAACAAACTCAAGCTCAGAGATGTCAAACATCATGTCATCTTCTGGTTCTACTGTCTCCATTCCGACAGGCTCACCACCGATACGACCATTATCGTTCATATCTTGGTAAGCATATTTAGCTTCGGCACGTAGATCTTCAAAGAACTTAACACCGTAATAACGCAGTACGTCAGCAGGTACAACATACTCACCTTCACTTAGTTGTGCAGGGATGTCGTCACGTACCTCTTCTGGCAGTGAACCCGCTGGTACAGGATTACCTGACACAGGGTCAACACCTACTGTGTTATCAGGAACTGCCCCTCCTTCATTATACTTACTACCGCTGTACTCGCCACGCTCTTTCTTACGCATACCACGCTCAACTGGATCACCCATAAAGTTTTCTAGAAAGCGATCAAAAGCAGACTCAGTAGTCTCCTCTTCCTCTTTGTCTTCTTTCATCCAGCGTATAAAGTTAGCCCAGTTACTGCTGTTACGCTCTGAAGGGTTAAAGAGGCTTTCCACAAAGCCACCGCCATCGTATCCTGTACGGCTAGACTTAAATACCGCCTCCATCTCTTTATCAACTGCCATTTACTGTCTCCCTGAGTAGTCGTAACTTACGTAACTGGTTTATAGCGCCTTGCGCTCTGTATACTTCAACAGGATCATGTGCTTGTTCCATTACACGATGCTGCAAGAAGATGAGATCATCAATGTGCTTAATGAACTCATCCATAGTCTCTTTATCGTTAACCCATTGCTTGAGGCTCATTACCTGTAAATCCTTGTTCACCTGGAGTTGGAGCAGTGCCTACGCCCATCTGAGAGCCGCCACCACCTGATGTATCAGCTACACCCTGCGGTCCTTGTCCCTCTGGTCCTGCTACACCCTGCTCAGGCGCTGGGCCAGCTTGTGGTGCTTGGAAGCCTTTGAGAATCTCTGCTTGGATAGCTGCATCCTGCATAGAGTTAGTAACCTTGTCAGGGTCAAGATCCATACTCTTAGCAATCTCACGGATAATATAATCCATTTTAGCGAATGGTGCAAGTACTGGATTCTGTGCTACCTGCAAGAACTGCATTAAGCGCTGTGAACGTACTTCGTTAGCCATCAAGCTTTCTGTACCAGAAGCATGTACCTCTAAGTCACCACGAATAGCTTCATCAAAGTCAAACTGCATGTTAAATGCAAAGAATGATTTACCTAGTGGGCGAATCAGATAGTCATCTACGTTCTTAACTACAGTACGAATGCTACCATTAGCAGCAGACATAAGCATAGAAATGCCAGAAGCAGTGCGACCCACGCCGCTGACACCAGTCTGACCATGGGCAAAAGAAGGGAAACCAGTGCTTTCATCTGCTAATACCCGTGCTTTATCAAAGAGTTGCATGTTTTCTTGTGCGACATTCGGGAACTTAGTACCGAAGATGGCCTGTCCTGGTGCACCGCCCTGACGACGAAAGACCTTGCCTGGATACACAGATAAGTCTTGACCAGGTACTAGGTTGGTTTCATCTACCTCAATAATAAGGTTACCAGATAGTGCAGCATTGTCAATAGCCATACGCATAAAGCCATTCATCAATGTCTGTGTATCATCCATGTTCTCAGCGATACCAACACCAAAGAAGCTGTATGGGTTGTGCTCATAAGGTACTGCATAGTAAGGAATACGTGCAGGCTTGAATGGGTTTAGTACCATACGTAGTACTTCACCGTTACAAATCCATACGTTAGCATTTACTTCGTCTAGATCCTTAAGCTCTGCAGGTACTTTAACGCCATGATCTTCCAGCATGTCTGTATCAATAAAGCCCCAGAACTCAAACACTTCCCAGCGTTCTGACTCAGGCTGTGCATCGTTGTCTTCCATGGACTGTTCCCAGTGTTTTTGCACATAGTCAGGTCCACGTTCTACAGCCATGTCAATAGCGTCATCCATAAAGTATGGACGGTTCTTTAGTGAACGCAGCTGAGTACGAGACATCTTGTGACGCTCAATAGTGTACTCTGCGTCTGACATAGATGTAGCTTCTGGGTCAGGGTAGAAGTTCCACACAGATACGTGGTTACACTCAGGTACAGTCTTGATCAGCGGATCATACTCACCTTCTTCATTCCAGTTAGGATACTCTTTGTCTACAGCGAATGGACCCTTCATTACGCCTGTACCAAGTAGAGCCATCTCAAAAGCCATAGAGCGTAGATGCACAGATGCACCAGACTCTTGTAGCTGATCGTGGATCTTCTTTTCCATCTTCTTAGCTGCTACCATAGCAGGATGGAAGGATACAGTTGTAGGGCCTGTACCGTCACCCTCAATGATCTTCTCGCTAACGGCATCTAGCTTAGTGGAGAGAGGCCCTAGACGGCGCTTTAGATCCATCAAAGTCTCACCAGGCTTTAACTGTGTGTCGCCATCTAGCAAGTAGTTCTGCGCTGGGCTAGACTGAGTAACAGCTTTAAGTGCATCACCAGCTTGTTCTGAGTTAGGATCAACGTTGATGTGTACCGATTCAGCTACACCATCAGGCAGTACAGATGGGTTGACTGAAAGAGGGAACTTGTTGTTACCAAACAGTACGTCAACAATCTGTCCGTATGCCGCTAGGGTCTTAGTCTTAGTAACTTTAACAAATACACGTGACTTCTCTGAGTCTGTGAACTGCATGTCTGGACCATACAAACCACGATAGTTGCGGTATGCACGTAGCCAACGCTCTTCGTCACCACGTCGAGCATCCTCTGCACGAGAGAAACGATCCTCCACGAAACTAACTACGCTAGACTTCTGCGTAAAGATGCTATCGTCACTGCTCTCTGCCGCTACGACTTCATCTGTTTCAAACATTTCTTCTTGTTCTGCCATCTTTTAGTATCCAAACGTTGGGTCTGCGGCTTGAAAGCCTGTTCGTTGTGCAGCAGGGTCATAGTCCCATATGCTTCTGCTACGTGGGCGAGTCATGATACCATAACGCAAAGCGTCATATAGGTGGTCCTCTGCGTTAGTATCTACATCCTCTGGGTTTCTTTTATCTAGAGGGATACTAGGGATCTGTGCAATAGTGTGTGTACAGTTAGACATAAACACTAGGCGAGGCTTTTCAGTAAACTCATCTACTTGTAAACGTCTATGTATTTCGTTCTTACCTGCGACACGTGAGCCTCTTGACCGATCAGAGGGCCTCCAGCGACAGCCTTTAGCATTCATCTGTTCTGCCAAGCTAGGCCCAGTGTCACCACGGTTATGCCATAAAGAGGAGTCAAGCACACCGTATCTCATACCACCGTCATGCTTCTCTACGTCTAGGATCATGTCGGCTAAGTCTGATGCTGTAACCTTAGAGACATACATCTCACGGTACACAACAAGTTGTTCGTCAGGTGTTACAGCAAACCATAGTACGCCTGTGTAAGATCCATAACCATAGTCACATGCACGGAACTTAGTCCACGACTCTGGAATATCAAATGGATCAACTACGTGTACATTCCTGTCAAACTCAGGAAACGCTGCACCTTCGTTAATGTCCCAATTACCTTCAAGCAACTGCTTACGCTGATGCTCTGGCAGGGACAAAAGCATAGCTTCATAGTCACCTGCCTCTGCAAGATATGGGTTATCAAATAAACTAGCGGGAATAAATCTGCGTTTAAATAGAGGTTGGCCTTCTTTACTGTGGCCCTTGGGGAATGTAATAGTCTCCCCGCTATCTAAATGCGTTGCCCAGAAGGGCTTACCTGCGGGTGCAGGATCAATAAACATCTTCTTAACCCAAGAGTGTCCAGCACCACCAGGGTTGGTTGTAGCACGCATATACAAACCTAAATCGTTTGCATGAGCACTACGTAGACGTGACCTCATATAATCCCAAGCATAAGGTGAAGACCATTGTGTAAGTTCGTCGAAACCGATCCAATTAAATGCCTGTCCTTGGTAGCGAGTAACGTCTGTATCTTTATCCAGATAGGACATCCATAAGCGTCCACCTCTTGGGCTGGTCCATTGAGACTTACGTTCTGACCACTTGATTCCTGGGACTGCACGTGGGTATAACTCCTGAGACTTCTGTATTAGTTCACGTAGTTCTTCCGTAGTATGTCGTACAAGTAGACCACTGAAGTTAGGGTCATTCAGTCCGTGTAGCGGGTCAGCTAGCATAGCATATGACTTACCGCCACCAGCCGCGCCACCATACAGTACTTCCCGTTCTGACGCACTTAGAAAGAACGTCTGGGGGCCGGGGTTTGGCTTGAACACTACTTCCTGTGCTGCATCCACGTCGAACTCAGGGGCTTTGACTTGTGCAGGTACAGTCTGTGGTTCAGGGGTAGCGACTGTTTCAGCTGTCTTTGCCGATCTCTGAGTATGCCCCGACCCCTTGGGTTTCGAGTTTCTCGATTTCCGCAAGGGTTTCTTCGAGCCACTTGGCAAGCTTGCGCTTAATTCTAGCTGCGTTCTTACGTCTTTGCTCAATCTTGATTCTCTTCTGTAAGCCTTGGTTAGAGATATAGCGGCCTGTTTCTTTTGTAAGCCACTGTGCTACGGCTCTATAACTATACTGCTTAAGATGACGCTTTGCAAGCTCTAATGCTTCAAGTTCCGACTCAATAGGTAATAATAGTCTAGGGTTCTCTGGATCTACCTCATAGCCAAACGGTACAGTCTTTGCAAGTTTGACTATCGGGTGCCACTTCTTGTTATGTGTTTTAGGGGGTAACGGTAATTCCCAGAACCCCAAGTCTCTTGTTGGTATTATTCGTTTGACCCTTCTTTTGGAGGTAAGTAAAAGATACCCCCACCAGAAGAGGAGACATCAACTTTGTCTACTTTACCAAGTCCTGCACGATCTAGCAAGTCTTTTGCTGCCGACATCTTTTCTTTAATGCCTAACTCAGTAGGATCATACAAAGCACCTACCATAGACATAGCAGCTTTAGGAGCGATACGTGCAAAGTAAGTACGTGTCTTCTCTGCAATCTCGTCCTTAAGCGATTCTACAATAGCTGTTGTGCTAGAGGCAGGGTCATAGCCAGCTAGTTTCTTAGCTGCTACAACATCCCCGCCTGCTTCATCAAACAGTACATCAAGAAACCTTTGTTGTTTCTCCGTCAGATTCCTTGCCATAAATAACCTCTTTGATTTGTGACCGACCTAAGCCGATGTCATGTAGTTCACGGTCTGAAAACCTTTGCAATATTAGATAATCAGCACGTTTCTGTTGGTATACTTCAATAGTCTTTAACAGTTTCTTCAAGAACTTCATCGCACTTCTCCTTTTATTTGTGTGCGATAATAGTTATACTTGATTGTTTAAACTATAGAATTGCTAATTTGGAATACCCGTTAACCTACTGGTACAAACGTTTCAGTTACAGTACACATATAGTCCAGTGTTGGGGTAGAGTTACCTGTAGCAATACAACGAATCTCATCCCCAGGTTCAAGCACAAGGGTAGCACCTGTAAGTAGGATGTAATCTCCTGTACCTAAGTTCTTACCACCGATAAGGTTAAACTCATCCGTAGTGGATGCTTGGTACCACTTAGCCAAAGCCGAGGTAGTACCATTAGCATTCACACAGAAAAGCATAGACACCTCGGCACGACAGTTAGCAGGGCATGTGTATAGAACCTCTACTTGGTTCTGTACATCACAGATAACACCCTTACTAACTGTACGTGCTGGTTTGCCTTGAGCAAAGAGAGTCATTACTTAGATGCCTTCTTTTTAGGTGTAGCCTTTGGTTTAGACTTAAGTGCAGGCTTATCCTCTGCATCCATCTGCGCCTGTGCTAAGATACAGATGTTAGTTACGTTAGGGTCTTTACTCTGAACGTTACCATAGTTGTCTTCACCTGCAGCTTGATTACCTGCAAAGTCCCATACGTAGCCGTATTCGTCTACACGATAGCCATGCTCTTCTAGAGCCTTCTGATATTTATGATAAAACTTCATGATTAACCCTTATAAGATGCGCCACACTTAGCGTAACCACCTTTGTTATACTTTTTCTTCTCACCACTACCAGCTGAATAACCAGAAGCGTAGATAGCTTTACCTTGCTTCTCTGCTTCAGCTTTAGTTTTGTAGACCTTACCAGTCTTACCCCACTTGTAGCCACCTTTTACTTTATGTACAGGCATCACCACTTTTCCCTGTTAGCCCAGTAAGCTGCACTGAGCTTACCCTTCTTAATATTCTTAGCATGTCGTGCTTTAAAGCTAGCACGTTTCTTCTTCATGGCCTCGGACTCACCAGCTTTGGGTTTACCTGCTGTCTTAGCACCCTGCTCCCCAAAGCGAATCATCTTAATAGTATCACCTTCCTTGGCAAGTACTACGTGTGATTTAGTAGGGTGGTCTGGTGTACGTTTGGGTTTGTTGTAACCAGCAAACTTCTCACCACGATAATCAATAGACATTACTTCTTACCTTTTGCGTAAGCTTCTTTACCGTAGAACGCAGCTACAATAGCAGCCACAGATACAAAGTAAGTTGCAGCCATACTACCCAATACAGAGGTAGCTTGAGAGAGGCCCAGCGCCGCCGCCAGTACCACACTGAAAGGGTATAGAAGCATACCAGCCAAAGCGAACCATGCCATATTGCGCTGGGCGTCTTCTTTCTTGTCTTCATTCTCAAAGCGTACTCTGCGTTCAAACAGAGCAATCTCCTCGTCAGTTACAACACCATCGCCATCCGCATCAGCTTCGGCCCAGATACTATCGTCTTGTAGTTGCTTCATAGTGGGTTATCCGCTAGTTCATCATAGGCATTCCAGATGTCATCAATCTCTGTCTGAATAACATCTAGGGTATCACCTAGTCCATCAGTTATTGTTGTTGCCTTATCAACTTGACTACGCAAGTCCAGCAGGAGCTTTTGTTGCTCAAGGATCTGCTGCATGTTAGTACTTAGTGCTGTCAGCTTAGTGTTAAGTCCACGTACATCATTATCTAGGATAGCTTGCTCTAGCGTCTGTACGCGGCTCTGGACAGCCAGAACCTCCTCTACTGCAGCCTCGGTATCATAGAAACGGTTTAGTGCATCATACGAGAAGTACAGCGCCCCTGAGAGCGTAGACAGGACTGGGACAGCTACTGCTACCATCCAGCCCTTAATGTTGTATCCACCTACGCTAAACTCGAAGTCGCTCATTGTGTTGGCATTGCCCCATATGTTTCGATGTATTCACCTGCATCGTAAACATCTGATGCACTCTTCATATCAGGTGTTAAGTAACCCTGCCAGCCTGAGTTAAATCCTGAGTCTGCCCATGTAATTACAAACTCATCAACTGACTGTGTGTATGTGATAGCAGTATAGCTACCTACTACAAAGTTACCCTGTGATGCGTAGGAGTCAATACTTGCTGTCAACTCACTGTTA